AATGGGAACTTAGTTATCGACTAGGAATGCGACCATGGATTTGTGTCGCTTACTCTGCACCAGTTGCAGCAGCCTTCTCGGTATTCCTGGTATACCCATTCGGTCAGGGGAGTTTCTCTGATGGTATGCCTCTTGGTATTAGTGGGACTTTTAATTTTATGTTCGTTTTTCAAGCAGAACATAATATCCTTATGCATCCTTTCCATATGCTCGGTGTTGCTGGGGTATTCGGCGGTGCTCTTTTCGCTGCAATGCACGGAAGTCTCGTTACGAGTTCGCTCGTTAGGGAAACCACTGGGCTTACCTCACAAAACTATGGATATAAATTCGGTCAAGAGGAGGAGACGTATAACATTGTTGCGGCTCATGGCTACTTTGGACGACTTATCTTCCAATATGCCAGCTTTAACAATAGTCGTAGCTTACATTTTTTCCTTGCTACTTGGCCCGTCGTTTGCATATGGCTTACCAGTATGGGAATCTCCACTATGGCTTTTAATCTCAACGGATTCAACTTCAACCAGTCCGTGTTAGCCACAGGTGGTAGGGTTGTCCCTACTTGGGCAGACGTATTGAACCGTGCTAATCTAGGTATGGAAGTGATGCATGAAAGAAATGCTCACAACTTCCCACTTGATTTAGCAGCTACAGAAGTAGTTCAAAATGCTTAGGGTTTATAAATATAATCCTAACCCAATGGCTATACCTATAGCTCGTCCTAAAAAGGACAAAGATAAAAAATAAATCAACGTCCGTTCATCCCTTTCAATCAGGGACGCATGACACCCAAGCATGGAACGGGGCTTGGTATATGGATTTTACACATGACAGTAACTTACGTATATCGTGGCGTTGAGTACACCAAAACTACAAAGTAAATTGATGGCTCATCAAACAGCAGGGATGACAGCTTATGTCACTACCCTCTCACCAGAACCTGAATCTCATCACAACAAACCTGATGAGCATGAGGAAAAGAAAGAGAAATTCGATGAAGATATCTCTTTAGAAGAAGCTCTATCTACCTTGTGAAAAGGTTCAACGAATTATGGCTAGTAGTCTTTATGGCTCTAGCCTTTTTCATTATGGTAGAATCAATGCACTTGAACTACCATAGGTCAGAGACACCTCAGTGTCGGATCTCTGACTAATTGGCTTCTGGCCCTGTACGCAGGATACCCTTTAGCCGTCTAGACGGTGGGATAGACCACAACAATGATCAAACAATTTGCATGCAAGAAAGTCAATATAAACTTATTCCATATTAATGGCACATCAAAATAGTTCGCTACTCACCTCGCTTACCGCGCCAGGTGCAGATAATGCAACAAGGTCTGGTTCTACCTTTACAACAACAGAACGCAGAGCCCTCTTCCTTAAGCTATTTAGTGGAGAGATGTTCAAAGGATTCCAACGCAATACTATTGCAAGGGATCTAGTTACTAAGAGAACTTTGAAGAACGGTAAGAGTCTTCAGTTCATCTACACTGGACGTACCAATAGTGAGTATCATACTCCAGGTCAGTCCATATTAGGTAACTCTGACAATGCACCTCCAGTAGCTGAGAAGACCATCACAGTTGATGACCTACTTATCAGTTCAGCTTTCGTGTATGAGCTAGATGAGACTCTTGCTCACTACGATTTAAGAGGAGAGATATCCAGAAAGATTGGTTATGCTCTAGCAGAAAATTATGACAGAAGAATCTTCCGTGCAATTACTAAAGCTGCACGTAAAGCTTCACCTGTATCAAAGACTAATTATGTCGAGCCAGGTGGAACTCAGATTCAAGTAGGTACAGCAACCAACTCTGGTGCTGAAGCTTATGATCCTGATAAACTAGTCACTGCATTCTATGATGCTGCAGCTGCACTAGATGAAAAAGGAGTTTCAACTGAGGGACGGGTAGCCGTACTAAACCCACGTCAGTACTATGCACTGATTAAAGGATTAGACGGATCAGGCATTGGTGCTTACCTTGTCAACCGTGACGAGCAAGGAGATGCCCTACAATCAGGTAAGGGTGTATTCGAGATTGCTGGTATCAAGATCTACAAGTCAATGAACATTCCGTTCTTTGGTAAGTTTGGTACTAAGTATGGCTCTGCATCTGCAACAGCCCCTGGCACAACTGATCCTGGTAACACAGGCTCATTCGTTGGTGAAGCTATGGGTGATCAGCACAATGATACAGTAAACGACTACGGACAGGAAGCTAAGTTCAACAATACTTGTGGACTTATATTCCAGAAAGAAGCCGCTGGTGTAGTTGAAGCTATCGGACCACAAGTTCAAGTAACAAGTGGAGATGTTAGTGTGATTTACCAAGGTGACGTGATTCTTGGTCGTCTCGCGATGGGAGCAGACTATCTAAACCCAGCCGCTGCTGTTGAGTTGTTCTGTGGAACAGCTACAAAGCCTGCTGCATTCGGTTAATATATACACATGGGGAGTCTTCGGACTCCTCTTTTTTTTTTATTCAAATAACTTATGGCTTCCACGACAATTGATACCGAGACCGAACTCTCCGCTGTAAATGCAATCTTGGGAGCTATCGGTCAAGCACCAATAACAAATATAGATACTAATAATAATAATCCTGAAGTAGGTTTCTTATATAATATACTCAGAGATTGTAATGTAGATGTACAGAATGAAGGCTGGCATTTTAATACAGAAAGACACGTTAAATATACACCAGACTCTACTAATAATAAGATAGCTATTGGTAATGATATACTTAAAATGGATGTCACTGATGGCTGGACTAAACGTAACTATGATGTAGTTAGAAGAGGAGGTTACTTATATGATAAGTTAGATCATACAGATGACTGGTCTGAATTATCTGATGGTATTGATTTAGATATAGTAAGACTACTAGCCTTTGAAGATTTACCATCTCCCTTTCAAAGATATATAATCGCTAAAGCTTCAGTAAGAGCAGCTACGCAACTAGTAGGTAATCCACAATTAGTACAATTATTATCTCAGCAAGAAGCTTTATCTAGAGCTACTGTAATGGAATACGAATGTAACCAGGGTAATCATACTATGTTCGGTTTACCTGATGATAGTACTTATAATTCATACCAACCTTGGAGGTCGTTAGGAAGATAATGGCATCCGTTTCTCAAACAATACAAAATTATAATTTAGGTATTTCTAAACAACCAGATCATAAAGTAATACCTGGTCAGTTAAAAGATATAGTAAATTGTACTCCTGATTTAACTGAAGGATTAGTTAAACGAACAGGGTCAAGAAGAATAGGCAGAAATCCACTAACTAATGTACAGAGTAATGGTACATTTTTCAGTTACTATAGAGATGAAAGTGAAGGGTCTTATATAGGACAGGTAGCTTCTGATGGTAAGGTTAGAATATGGAGTTGTAATGATGGTAGTCAAAAAAATGTATGGTATAACTCTACTAGTGATGGTAGCATAAGTAACTATACTAACTACAGTTCTAGTAATGGATTACATACAGCTATCACATCTTACTTAACTCCTAGTAGTGCTACAGCTGTAGAAGATATCCAAGCTTTAACTATTAATGATACAACATTTTTAAATAATAGAACTAAAGTTGTAAGCACTGGTTCTACAGGTAATGGTAGTTATACTAGAAATAAATCTAAGACAGTACCTACTAGTGCAATTAATACTTCTACTGATGTTATAACATTAACTAATCATGGATTTAGTACTGGAGATCGAGTATTTTATGTTGAGTCTGGAAGTGGCTTAGCTACTCCGTTAGCTGATGGAACAGCATACTATGTAATTAAAATAGATGCTAATACACTTAAACTAGCAACTAGTGCAACTAATGCTACAGCTGGGACTGCAATTAATATTACTGCTGTTGGTAATAATAATCAGTACTTAGAGTATGGTTTTGGTATAATTACAGTGACAAAAACTAATCATGGTTTAACTGCTACTGAAGCTGTAGATATGACTTTTACAGCTGATGCAGATGACGGATCTAAACCTGCAGATGGTACTTATAATATAACAAGTATTGTCGATGCTAATACATTTACATTGTTCGATGAAACAATAACTGGCCTAGGTCTCATCAGTGATCCTACTAATCCAGCTTGTAGTTACAGTGCAGTTACTAGACTTGCTCCTCATAAATACTATGCTTTTATTGATTTACTAAGAACAGAAAATGGTAGACAATATAGTTTAAATATTAATAATGATGATACATCAACTGCTGATGTTACAATAAAGGTAGCAACTAGAGTTAAAATAGCATCAACTACTCAAAGTACTGCTGGCGGTACAGGGCATTGTCCTGGTATAGGTACACAAGTATTTTCAGTAACAGCTGATTCTAGCTATTCAGGTACTAATATAGTTTCTGTAAAGGATAAAGATGGTACGGATATAACTAGTGGTAGAGAGAATTTAATATTCCGTATTACAGCTTTAGGTCAGCAAGGTAGTAACCCTAGTGGTAACTTTGATGATGCTAATATTAGTGCTAATGAATATATTTGTGCTTATAATAATAATGTAGATCTATTACACGGTGGTGAAGGTTGGGAAAAAGGAGATAAAGTAGTTGTTACTTTAGATCAAGCTGTTACTAATTATAATTTTGAAATACAAATTGAAAAAGTTGAAACCGCTGTAGTTAAAGCAAATATAAAAGATGTAAGACCTGAACCAACTCCCTTTGACGCAGAAACAGCTGTTACTGTAGATGCTATATTAGGAGGTATAACTACAGAATTAGATACTGTAAGTAGTAGTCATGATTTAAATTATGATATCATTGGTAATGGTATATATTTGTGGTCATCGAATCCTTTTAATATACAAGTACCTGATAAAGATTTAATCCGAGTAATGCAGTCGGATGTAAATAATGTAGCAGAATTACCTAATCAGTGTAAGCATGACTATATAGTTAAAGTAACTAATTCTAGAGATGCTGATGAAGATGATTATTATTTAAAATTTATAGGAGAAAATAATAGGAACGGTCCTGGGTCTTGGCAAGAGTGTCCAAAACCAGGAATAATTAGTTCTTTAAATCCTGATACTATGCCTCATGTATTACAAAGGCAAGCTAATGGAGATTTTCTTGTTAAAGCTTATGACTGGGGTAAGAGAGATGTAGGTGATAATACTACAAATCCTATGCCTTCCTTTATTGTAAAAGACGCTAATGGTAATTTTCAAGGTAAAATAAATAAAGTATTATTCTTCCGTAATAGACTAGCCTTTTTATCTGGAGAAAATGTTATACTAAGTAGACCTGGAGATTTAGTAACTCCTAGTTTCTTTGCTAAAACAGCTTTAGCAGTTAGTGCTATTGATCCTATAGATATATCTAGTAGCTCTACTTATCCTTCTGACTTATTTGATGGAATAGAAATACCAGCTGGATTAGTTGTGTTTAGTACGAATCAACAGTTCCTACTATCAGCTGATGCAGAAATATTGAATCCAGATACAGCTAAGTTCAGAAGTATATCTCACTATAGTTATGATAAAAATATATCTCCTATATCATTAGGTACTACAATAGGCTACGTAGATAATACTGGTGGGTCTTGTAGATTCATGGAAATGCAACAGGTACAGAGAGAGCAAGAACCTATAATTTCTGAGACAAGTAAAGTAGTACAATCTATGATGCCAAATACTATTAATCATGTTATCAACTCCCCTGAGAATGGAATAGTATTACTTACTTCAATTAATTCTGATACAAGTTACGAAGGTAATACTTTTTATGGATTTAAATATCAGGATTTTGGTGAAAGAAAACAAGCTGCTTGGTTTACATGGCACTTTGAGGGAGGGACTACTTCTGTAAATAACTCAGGTATGCAGCACTCATTTATTATTGATGATGCTTTATATTTATTAAATGCAGATAATTTCTTAATGAAGCATAATTTAATTACTAGTACTAAAGATAGATATCCTGATGATGTTAATAATCCTACTGGATTCGCTTGGAATAGTCGAGATATATATCTGAATAATTTGATGAATATTTATTTAGATAACTGGGTTCCTATGGTTGGAGGAGTATATAACTCTGTAACAAATGATACTACTTTTACTCATGGTCAAAACGGGTGTGATTTCGCTTGGTCGAATAGTTACTCAAATACTTTAGCTAGTATTAATTTATTTGCAGTAGGTTTGGAAGAAGATTATTCTTTAGATGAAGCTAATCAGAAGTCATATGCTTTAGCTCAACAAGTTGAAAGTTTAAATAAAGGAACTTCTTTTGTTGTATCTGGTGATTGGTCTAATACAACGATATATTTAGGATGGACCTATGGTATGAAGCTTGAATTCCCTCAATTCTATTATACTCAACAACAAGGAGAACAAATAAAAGTAGATAGAGATGATTATTTAACTATACATAGAGTTAAAATTTTTACAGATTTTTATAGTTATTATGAAGTAACCGCATACAATAGAAATTGGTCTGCAAATAGTTCTATTACGAAGGGTTCTCCTACTACAGCTAATACTGCTGTAATAGGTAATAATCCTGTTTCAGAATCTGGTATGAGTGTCTTACCAGTTTATGATAAAAATACTAATATGTACATACAGGTTAATCAAAGTCAATATCGTGAGACAGAAGCTTGTGGACCATTTAACTTACAAAGTTTAACATGGGAAGGAGATTACTCACCAAAAAATTATAGACGTGTCTAAATACATTCACCCAATAACATTGGAGGCTGCTTTAGAAGTAGCCTCTAATCTACGTCCAGAAGACCGTAGAGAAGCCGAAGAAGGTCACGGGTGGGATACAATAGAATATGCTAAATTCATCGCTCAAGAAGGCTCTGCTGTGTATTTCACAGTGCCTAACGGCAAGACTGCTGGTATGGCAGGAGTAAGTGATGAAGGACAGATATGGATGATATGTACCCCAGCTATAACCGAATACCCACATACGTTTGCAAGAGAATCCAAAAGGTTTGTAGAGAGTAGAACAGAACCTTTACTATGGAACATTGTAGATAGACGGAATATAGTTCACCTAAAACTACTCAAATTTCTAGGTTTTAAATTCTTAAGAGAGTTTACATATGGACCTAACAATTTATTATTTATAGAATTTTGCCGTGTGTTTACTAGGACCAGATAAAAATGCAGCGATAAGGGCACAAGCTTCAGCTAGACAAAGCCAAAGAGAGTTTGATTACCAATCGAAAGCATTAAAATTTCATAACAAAGAAACCTCCTATGTAAGAGGTAAAAATGTAGCTACTATTGGTTTGAGTAGAGCGAGGAGTGATGCATATTATGCAGCTCTACATACTCAAGGTAAAGGTAGACAAGCAAAAGAAGCGTTAGTTAAGCAGTACGCTGCTAAACAAAAAGGATTTGAAGGTGGTAGATCTAGACAGATAAGAGGTGGTCGTGATAACGAATTCTTAACTTTATTAGCAAAGCAATCAAATATAGAAAATACTATTCATCAGACATTTGGTAGGAATATGGCTATAGCTGAGAAGGGTATGCAACGACAGTATATGAATACTGTAGCTAAGAATAGAGAATCATTAGGTATAGCTCCATCTGAGTTTGGACCACCAACAATGATGCCTCCTAAAGATAGAGGTAATCCACTTATGAATCTATTTAATTTCGGTATAAGTATGATTAATCCGTTAGGAGCATTAGGTGTTAATACTAATATATTCGGAGCAGGTTAATTATGACATCATCATTTAACACAGTACTGGGGTCGCAGCGTGACGCTCCCCCAGATATCTCTAAGTGGAACTATGCATCCACAGAAGTTGACTTAGTTAAGTCAGTTAATTCAGAGATTGATGAGACAACTAAAAAAATGAATGATCATTTTAATTTAATCATCGATCAAGAGAATCAGTACAATAAAAATAAACAAGCTAGGCATAAAGAACTTCTTGAATTAATTCCTAATGCTGTACAAGCTTATGTAGACATAAGGGATAGAAGGGAAGCTAATGCATTATTTAATGACTTCAGTCCTTTAAGTGGAAACAAAGTTGATGATCAAGTTAAAAGTAAACTTAAAGAAAAACACGAAAAAGAAGATAAGTCACTTACTGAAGCACTAACTGAAGAAAATAAAATCAGTGGAGAAATACAGGCTCATCAAGATAACTTCTTAAAAGAAGGTCAAACTGATGCTGGTCTACTAGCTCAAGATGCTGTAGTAAAAGCTTCAAGAAGTAGAAATGATATAAAAGCTTTACATGATGCTGCTCAAAGTGGTTGGCCTCAATTCAAAGTTATAGCAGAAGAAAAGTATCTTCATGAAATGCCTGATGGTAGATGGATAACTTTAAAAGAAGCTGCAAGTGAACCAGATGAGTATTACGAAATAGCTTATAGAGGAACTGTTGAATTATTTTTAGCTCAAACAATTGCTGGAAATAAATTTAGTAAAAGATTATTAAATAAATATCTTGTACGTCCTATATTTCAAGATTTCCAGAAAGATAAAAAAGGTTATGTAAAAGCTCAAGTTGATGCTCAAAAAGCATTAATGGAAAGAGATAGAGCAGATGCTTTTCTTCAAATTGCTAACAGTCCTCTCTTATCAAATGAAGTAGTAGATGGAGAAGCTTTAACTCAACCTGAAATAGAAGAAAAGAATGCAAAAGCATTAGGTAATAAGATAACAGATTATTTAGGTAATTTTCATGCATTCCATGCCTACTCTTGGTCACATGGTAGAGCTGAAATGTTTAGATTTATGGAGCAAGCCTGGGAAACAGGTCAACTTAGTGATCAAGACATAATAAGAATTGGTGATTCTATAATAAAAGGTCACGATGGTAAATCACGTAGACTTAAAGATTATTGGAACAAAGAGTATGGTCCTTTAAGAAAGAAGGTTAGGATTAAGCAAGGAGAACAGATAGCACAGCATGAACAAGATATAGATACTCAGCAACATAACTGGTGGCAAGAAGTAAAGGGATCTGAAGAATGGACTAAGGTCATGGATGATTCTAAGAGTACTGCTGAACAGAAGTTAGAGTATTTAAAAAGACTTGAGCAACAAGCATGGGATAAAGGATGGGATAAACCTGTACCAGAATTAAAACGTAACATTTCACGGTTTGATGAATTAGGTCCAGATGTTGAAGAAGAGCATTTTAACTTTTTATGGGATAGACATGAAGCAGGTTATAAAATTGACCCATCTGAATTACGTGAGTTTGATCCGACAGGTCCATACTATAGTAAAATTAAAGGTATAGTAGATGGTCCTAGTATGGATACTGCACAAGTAAATAGTGCTAAAAGTTTTATAAAGGGTCAGACAATTGAGTATACTAAAGAAACAGATGGATCAACAGAAAAAACAGCTAAATTTAGAGCTATAGAAGATCAAGCTACTATAGCTTTTGCTGAGCATTTTAGAGCACAGAAATCTCTAGGTAAAACTGATGAACAAGCTATGAGTTTTGCTAGAACTGAAATAAAAAAAGAAATTGAGGCAGGATTATATAATCAGTACCCTGCTTACAATCCTGATCATACAGCTGCTCAAGATATGTTAGCTGTAAAAGAGAAAATTAAATCTGATACTACACACTTAAGTTCTAAGGAACCTTGGGTAGGAGAAGAAGTACACTTACAAGCTGCTTTACAATATTATCAACTAGGTGAAGGTACTATAAGAACTGGACCAGATCCTACTGAATATTATAAAAACTTCTCTACATTAGGTAATAAAACATGGTCGGTTTCAGATGTAATGAAACACAGATTAGTTTCTACAGGCTTAATAAAAGATGATGGAACAGTTGATCCAGTAAAAGCTTTAGCATTAAAGGAACAGATTTTATTAAAACATAAGTCTACACCAGGTCGTACTTACAGATCTATCTTTGAAGAACCAGAAGGTAAGGATGCTCTATTACAGTATACTGATTTTAAAACTTTAGCTCAACTATCTAGTGCAACTAGAGCTAATGCTCAGATTAGTAATAGCTATACAACTACAGGTTTAGATTGGATACAGCAAGTTAATATAAAACCAGAATTAATAGATGCTTATTCTGATATAGTAGGAGAGACTCCATTCTTTATGCACCTAGATAACTTACTTCCAGGTGTAGCAGAGGAACAAGTTAAGAGGACACTAATTGAACCTAAAGAGCCGTTTGATATGGCTACATTAGGACAGCCTGTTACTGCAGGTGAATCTTGGCAAAAGACAGGTATAGCTCAAACAATTGTAGGTACCAGAGAATTAGTTATGAATGCTTTAACTGATGAAGCTGGTAATTTAAATGCTACTGGTCGAGTAATTAAACGTATAATAACAGGAGAAGGTGCAAGAGATATAGAAGCTTGGATTGAAACCGCCCCTATAGGTAAGATAATAAGTACTCTAGATGGTATCTTAGATGGACCAACAATGGAAGCAATATCCAAATCAAATGAATAATTTACTAAGGTAAAATGATAGATCCGACACAAATAGATACTAATGCTTTAGGACAACAGATAGATTCTGCTAGAGAGTATCTAGAAGATATAACTGAATCTCGTGAAGAGCAAGAAGTTAAACAAGTTGAAGAAGAAGCAACAGAAGAGAAAGCTGAACAAGTACAAGCAGATCCAAGGAATGCTGACAAGTGGGGCTTAAAAGCAGTTGCTGAAGAATTCAAATCCATAGGAGTAGGTGGTTTACAAGATACTGCATCATCTATAATGACGTTCCCTGAACGTACAGCTGATGCTTTAACTGGTGAAATATCTAAAGAAAGAAAAGAGAAAGGATTCTATAGACCAGAATGGGATCCTTTGGTAGATCATGATAACCCTATCATCACTAAAACATGGTGGGGTAAACTACTAAGAGGTACTGTACACTTTGGTAGCATGGCTGCTGCTATTATACCAACCGCTAAAGTAACAGCAGCTAGACTTGGTATAACTGGTACAGGTATACTAGCTAATAGTTTAGTTAGAGCTGCTGGAGTCGGTGCAGCTTCTGATTTAATATCTAAAGAATCAGATGCTGAGAATGCACTAGGTATGCTTAGAGATAGATACGGATGGATTGATACTCCTCTATCTACTAAGGATACAGATCACCCTATAATGATGAAACTAAAAAACATCGTTGAAGGTATGGGTATTGGTCTAGTATTTGATAGTGCATTAATGACTCTAGGTAAAGGCTCAGATGCTGTTAAAGCTAGGATAGCTGATAGGCAGAAGAGTGTAGAATTACAGACATTAAGAAAAGGAATTCAAGAGCTAAGAAGAAATGAATACGGATTCCGTGGTAGTAAAAATAAACCAGTAGCTGATCCACACCAAGCTGCTCATGTATCAGAGGATGATCCTTTTGTCGTCTGGGAACAGCAGAAAAGAATTAGACATGAATGGGGTGCTGAAGATGGATCAACAGGGTCTGTAACAACTCCTATACAAAGAGAACGTGTAGCCAGAGAAGCTGACATTAGTGAAGAAGTAGTAGAAGATGTATTATCAAAACTATATAGTAAAGAGAAGTTTAGAAAAACTATTGAAGCTGTAGGTAATAGTAGAAAGAGACTCGTAGAAGTATTTGGAGATTCTGTAGCTGCTCATCAACGTATGACACAAGGTAGAAATGCAGCTGATATGACATCTGAAGAATACTTAAAAGAGTTATTTGAATCCTATGATATCTATGATAAAGGTACACCTAATCAAATACAAACTATTACTAGTAAAAATGTAGTAGCTGCTGACTTAGTTGTAGGTACCTTAATCAGACAGTTGAGAGATTTAGGTATAGCTGGTAGAGAGATAGCTGACTTTGCTGATCTAGGTGACATTGATGGTCCTGCAGATCAGATAGTTGATACTATGTTAACTGCTTTAACAGAAGTAAAGAAAGCTAGAATTGTTAAATCTCAGAACTTTAGAGAGTTAGGAGCTGGTAAACGTAGGTATCTAGAAGAGACCTTATCTAAGGATATGGCAGATACTAGAGAATCTATTATGTCTATCCTAAAAATAGCTAAAGATGAGCCAGATGAGGATATGTTGAATGCCTTATTTGAAGCATTCTCCTCTATGAAGACAGTTAATAGTGTAGATGACTTTGATCATTGGGCTAGAAAGATGATTAAAGGTGGTGAAATTGAAGGTAAGAAACAGACTGGTGCGTTTATAAGAGAGCTTGAAGGTGTTATGATCCATAGTATTCTAAGTGGTCCTAAGACTCCTGCTAGAGCTATTATGGGTACAGCTACGGCTACATTCTTAAGACCTCTATCTACGACATTTGGTGCTATGCTTAGTACTCCTTTCACTGGAGACACTGCTACAGTTAGAGCAGGGCTGTCTTCAATTAATGCGATGATAGAAGCAATACCTGAATCATGGACTTTATTTAGAAATAAACTTGATTCTTACTGGAGTGGTGATATATCTACTGTTAGAACAAGATTCGCTGAGTATACTAGAGGTGACGATAACTGGGAATTGCTAAGGAAATGGGTTGAAAGTCCTGATTCTGGAGCTACAACTGGGGATAGAGTATGGTTTAACTTAGCTAATATGGCTAGAAGTTTGAATAATAAAAACTTCCTGACATATTCAACTAAGATTATGGCAGCTACTGATGATGCTTTTGCTTATATCTTAGGTAGAGCTAAGATGAGAGAGAAAGCTATGAGGTCTGCATTAGATGCTCAATCTAAAGGTAAATTAACTGCTTATAATGAAATAAGTCCTGAATTAGTTAGAGTATATGAAGAAGATTTCTATCGTCAAATCTTTGATGGTAACGGTAATATTACAGACGAAGCTACTAAGTTTGCACGTAAAGAAGTTACGTTAACTAATGAATTAAAAGGGTTTGCCCAAGGGTTGAACTCAGTATTCCAAGCTCATCCATGGGCTAAACCTTTCTTCTTATTCGCTAGAACTGGTGTAAATGGTCTTCAATTAACTGCTAAACATACTCCTGGTTTTAACTTCTTAGTTAAAGAGTGGAATGATATAGCATTTGCTGGTTATAAAGACATTGATAATCTAAGACAATATGGTATCACTAGTGCAGTCGAACTAGATAATGCTAAGGCATTACAAGTTGGTAGACTGGCTATGGGTTCGTCTTTAGTTTTCATGGCTATCCAAGCTTGGATGAGAGGAGATCTAACAGGTAACGGTCCTGTTGATAGACAGAAGAGACAGGTATGGTTAGATGCTGGGTATAAACCTAGAACTCTTAAATTAGGTGGTGTTAGAATTGGATATGATTCAATTGAACCATTTAATCAAGTAATGTCTATGATTGCTGATATAGGTGATGCTAGTCAGCTAATGGGTGAAGAATGGACTGAGAAACAACTACTTAAAGTAGGTTTATTACTAGCCCAAGGTGTTACTAGTAAGTCTTATTTAGCTGGTATGCAACAGTTTGTTGATTTATTCGGTGGTAGACCTGGGCAAGCAGAACGTATCGTAGCAAATATAGCTAACAATCAGGTACCTTTAGCTGGTCTAAGGAATGAACTTGGTAAATTATTTACTCCTTATACTCGTGAATTAGGATCTGGTATTGATCAGTCTATAAGAAATAGAAACTTATTAACTGAGAAAATAGCTGGTGAACCTTTACCTATTAAATATGATATATTAACTGGTAAACCTCTTAAAGAATGGGATCCATTAACTAGATTCTTCAACGCATTTATTCCTGTTAACTTTAGTTTAGATCAAAGTCCAGGTAGAAAACTTTTATTTGAAAGTGGTTATGATTTAAGAGTATCAACTTTCTTCTCTCCATTTGGTGATGATTTAACTGATTCTCCTGAAATTAGATCTATGTATCAAAAAGCTATAGGTCAGCAAAACTTAGAAAGAAAGCTAGATAAACTAGCTGAAAATGAAAAAGTTTTAGAATCTATAGAAACAATGCATAATGATATAAAAGCAGGTAATCGTGGTGAATACGAAGGAAAAGACTACTTCCATAATATGAAAATTGATAATATCATGGATGAAGCAAGAAGAAAAGCTTGGGCTAAGATAATGAATGATACTAATGTTCAATCTCTTGTTGAAGAACAGAGACAGAAAAAAATCAATCGTCTTAAAAAGACTAAAGAGACACAACAAATCCAACCCGTTATCTCAATTTATAAATAACAAATGGCAAGTTTTAAACAATATACAGCGAGTGGTGGTGCCTCTGAAGCTTTTTCAATTCCAACCTTCACTTCTGATGAAATAAAAGTTAGAGTAGATGGTGTCTTAAAGTCACCTGGTACTCATTATAATATAACAAGTTATACTACTAATGGCGGTACTGTTACTTGGACTTCAGGTAATGTACCTTCTAGTGGTACTGTTTATATCTATAGAGATACAAAGATATTAAATAATGGAAATAGTGATGTACAAGGTAAAGCTACGTATAGTTCTGGATCAGTTATTTATGAAAAGGATCTAAATGATAACCAGAAACAAGCACTAAGAGCTATAGAAGAGAAAGATGATCAACTGATACAATCTTGGGATTTAGCTTCATCTTCTGTAGAAACAAGTTCTATTAAAGATGGTACTATAGTTAATGCAGATATTAATGCTTTTGCAAATATAGCAGGATCTAAATTAGCAGATGATTCTGTAGGTTTAGCTAAACTTGGTAGTGGTGCTTTGCCTACAGATATTACTGTAGCAACAACTAATATAGTTGACGGTACTATACTTGATGCTGATATAAATGCTAATGCAAATATACAAGGATCTAAATTACTTAATGATTCTGTAGGTTTAGCAAAGCTTGGATCTGGTGCTTTACCTACAGATATCACTGTAGCAAGTGCTAATATAGTTAATGGTGCTATAGTTGACGCAGATATTAGCGGTACTGCAGAGATTGCTGTTAGTAAATTAGCTGATGGATCTGCAAGACAAATACTTCAAACAGCATCTAACGGATCTGATGTAGAATGGACAAGTAATGTTGATGTTCCTGGTACATTAGAAGTTACAGGAGCTGTAGATTTTGATAATAATTTAAATGTAGACGGAACTTTAACTGTAGATGGAGTTTCAACACTAACTGGTAATGTTACTGTTGGAGGTACCGTAGATGGTAGAGACGTAGCTGCAGATGGTTCAAAACTAGATGGAATTGATGCAGGAGCTAAAGATGATCAAACAGCAGCTGAGATAAGAGTACTAGTAGAAGCTGCTTCTGATAGTAATGTATTTACTGATGCTGATCATACGAAAGTAAATGCAGCAGCAACACTAACAGGATCAGAAACTTTAACAAATAAAACTCTTACTTCTCCTGTTATTAATGACATGAGTGGTACAGCAGTTGTTACCTCTGGTACATCAACAAGTGATACCAAGACTTACTCTGCAAAGAGAGCAGGTGAGATTTTCTATGGTAAAGACACTGTAGAAGAGATCCAATCAGGTGAAACTTGGAGTGCTGCTGACGATAAAATTGCTACAACTTCTGCTATTGATGCAAGAATCATTGATCTTGTTGATGATGTAGGTGGTTTTGTTCCTATAGCAAATGAAACATCTTTTCCCTCTGCTAACCCTGATGTTAATAATGGTGCAGGTACTCTTGTTAGTATTAAGGCTCTCGCTAATAACCTCACATCAAATGGGTCTGGAGTGGCAACGATTGCTAACGGTGCAGGTTCTGGTAATACAGTAACTATTAATGGATTAGCAAATAGCACAACATACGCTGCTACTTTTGGCATGATTGTAGAAACAACTTCTACATTACATACTTATTCATTCCATAGACAAGTACCAAAAGCAACAGAAGTGACTACAGTCGCTGGAAGTATATCAAATGTTAATACTGTAGCTGGATCTATATCTAATGTTAACACTGTAGCTGGGTCTATATCTAATGTTAACGCTGTAGCTGCTGATGCTGCAGATATAGGAGCAGTAGCTGGTAAAGCAACTGAAATAGGAAGATTAGGTACAGCTGATGCTGTGTCTGATTTGAATACATTAGGTACTACAGCAATTGTATCTGATTTAGATACTTTGGCTGATATTTCAAGTAACATAACTACAGTTGCAGGTATATCAGGTAATGTAACTACAGTAGCTGGAATAAGTGCTAACGTAACTACTGTTGCAGGTGTACAAGCAAATGTAACTACTGTTGCTGGATCTATATCAAATGTTAATACTGTTGCTTCTAATATAAGCACAGTTAACGATTTTGCTGCTAGATATCGTGTATCAGGTTCTGCACCTACATCTAGTTTAGATGCTGGTGATCTTTACTTTGATACATCAGGTAATGAGTTAAAAGTATATAATGGATCAGCCTGGCAAGGTGGTGTAACAGCTACTGGAAACTTAGTTTCTAAAGCAGGAGATCAGATGACAGGTAACTTAACCTTTACTGGTTCTCAAACAGTTGACGGTAGAGATTTGTCTGTTGATGGAGCAAAGTTAGATGGTATTGAAACAGCAGCCACCGCTGACCAAACTGACGCTGAAATAAGAGCTGCAGTAGAAGCTGCAACAGATTCAAATGTATTTACTGATGCTGACCATGCTAAGCTTAATGCTATTGAAGCTTCAGCCACCGCTGACCAAACTGATGCTGAGATAAGAGCAGCTGTTGGAAATGCTAGTGATTCAAATGTATTTACGGATGCAGATCATACAAAATTAGATGGAATAGCTACCTCAGCTAATAACTATACACACCCTAACCATACTGGTGAGGTTACATCTACTGCAGATGGGGCTACAGTTATTGTTGATGATACTGTTGATGAAGCTAATTTAAAGATTAGTAATGCAGGTAGTAATGGACAGTTCTTATCTAAACAATCTGGTAATACAGGTGGTTTAACTTGGGCTACACCATCTGATACTACTTATACTGCTGGTACAGGTATATCTATTAGTGGTACAACTATCTCTGCTAGTGCTGTTGCATTAACTACAGTACAGAGTGCAAATAGCCAATCTGCTCATTTAGCACTAACTGCACAAGAAGGTGATGTAGTTGTTAGAACTGACGAGAATAAATCGTATGTTCATAACGGTGGTTCAGCAGGTTCAATGGCTGACTACACATTACTTGCTACACCTACAGATGCTGTATTAAGTGTTAATGGAAATACAGGTGCTATTTCAGCTGCACAAATAGCTGGAGCAGTAGAGGCAGCTAGTGATTCAAATACCTTCACAGATGCTGACCATACAAAGTTAAATGGAATAGAAACAGCAGCTACAGCTGACCAAACAGCTTCTGAAATTGTTGCTCTTGTAGCTGATCAAACAATTGCTCCTTCAGAAATTGATATGGAGGATAATGAAAAGATCAAGCTTGGTACAGGGGATGATCTAGAAATCTACCATGATGGCTCTAATTCATACATCCTTAATACAACTGGTGAACTTCAACTAAGAGATGAAAGTAGAATAAGATTTAGAACAGATCAGTTTGTTCTTAATAACCATGCTAATGATGAAAGCCTAATATATGCTGATGCTGACGGAACCGTAGAACTCTATTACGACGGCGTTAAGAAAATTGAGACGACATCAGCAGGTGCAAATGTTCTAGGAACATTCACTTGT